ATGGGCGGTGCTCATGTTCATAGCACGAAACATGAGCGGGGGAACATGTCAAGTCCAGGGGAACCGGGGAGAGGTCGCCGCGGCCGGGCTGTAGGGTAGCCCGGTCTCCTGCGCTTGCCGGATGACAGACCGGGCGACCTGCTCCTCCCCAGCGGACCGGGCGAGGGCTGCGCGGGGATTCATGGGCATCGGCGTGACGCTACACTCCATGAGCCGCGGCCGCACATACACGGCGCCGCGGCTGGCATACCGCGGGTCGTCCTCGGCGAGAGAGGCGCGGGCGATGACAGCGGCCGGGCGGAACCCAACCGAGACCGTGCGGAGCACACCCTCGGCGAGCAATGCGGCGACCGTCACCGACAGCGGGTAGCTTTCGACCGGTGTGGGGATGAGGTCACCGCGGAGGGTCATCCCGTCCGAGCTCACATTCTCCCACCGGCCGATGGGCGGCGCGCTGTAGTCGTGATTGTAGGGCGCGACCGGATTGGCGCGAAACTCCGACATGTCCCACGACTGCTCTACGATGTCCTCGGCGCGGTCCGAGCCCGCATCCGACATCACGAAACGGTAACGGGCGGGCATGCCCTCGGGCTGCTCCTCGTCGGTGTCCTCGTCGCCGTCCATCACCCGCAGCACCGACCGGTACGACAGCGCGAGAGGCGACGCGCCGACGGAACCGGCGAGCCGTTGCACGAGGTCTGCATCGAGGAGCTGGTCGAGGTGCGACGCGGAGCCGCGGGCGATTGCGTGCACATCCTCGGTGGTGCCGTCCACGGCCTCGGCCATGCGAGAAACGAGAGCGGGCGCGTAGCCGGCGCGGGTTGCTGCGCCAATCCATCCGCGGACCACATCGGAGGGCGTGGAGGTAATGACAATCGGTGAAAACATGCGGCTACCCTTGAATCTGGACCGGTCGCACGACGCACCGGCAATTTATGTCTTCGGACGGTACAAAAAACAAACCGGGTCCGAGCCCTGCTGCGCCTGATTCAGAATCAAAAGGCTCGCCCGGTTGTCGGAGCTGCCCATCGAGCTCCACATGAGTAGGCCGGACCGCATCATCTCGGCTGCTCACCCACTCGCGCATGAATGTAACCCCGAGGTCTGCGGCCTGATTGAACGCCATCTCTTGCCCCTCGGAGACCGTGCGCGCGGTTTCCGTGCGGGCGATGGTGAGCGCGCGGGCTGGGCTGAATCCGTGGTCGAGCATGATGGCCCGTTGTAGGTCGGAGACCGTCGCACCCTCGGCGAGAGCCGACCGCACAAGCACCGCCACCCGGTCTCGGGTCACCTGCTGAACCTGGGTAATCATCTGCGCGATGATTTGCTGCGACGGGTCGAGGGTCGGGTCGAATCGCACTTCGTCAATCAGGCGCCGGGCCACGATGGCGTAGGACCGCCGGACGCCTCGCTCTACCGTGGCCGCGTCGAACGATTCCCGCACGATGGCAAGCTCGACCTCATCCATGAGGATTGCGCGGAGCTCCTCGTCGCTCACATTGCGGCGGATACTCCGCGTCCCCGAGAGCACCCGGCCCACGCGGTCGGCGTAGCGGCGGGCCTGCTCGGGGAAGATTCCGCCGCGACCTCGGCGCCATTCGGCCCGGATTTGCCGCTCTGTCGGCCGTTGCACCGCGTCGAGCCATCCACGCCAATACACATCGCGCGGCGCGTCTGCATGGACTGCGACGGCCCGCAGGACCGGCCCGCAGACCTCGAGGGCAGACCGGCGTCGCGGCCTGTCTGCGGCCTCCAGTTGTCGCCGCTTGCCCCGGCTCCAGGCGTGCCCGGCATCCCCTCCCCACAAATCCCACGCAATCCGCAGATTGCTCGGGGGACGGTCGCCGCCGAGGCTCCATGCGTCGGTACCCCGTTGGCGGTTGGCTTCCCCGCTGAACCGTTCGAAAAAGGCGAACATATCGCGCACATTGTCGGGATGGATGCGCACACCCTCCACGATGCGGCGGGCCATCGTGTAGCCCTTTCGGGTGCCTCCCCGGCGGTACTTCCGCCGGAGCTCCAGACCTCGACCGGCCGCCCGCTGCATCTGTTTGGAGGCGGTTAGGTCGATGTCGTCGTATCGGCTGGGGATGCTGCCCCCCGCGCGGTCGACCGTCTCCAGCTCACCCCCGTAGGGCAGACCGACGGTCACAGGAGCTCCCCGAGCATATCGAGGAGGGCGGCTACCTCAGTGCGGAGGTCGTCCTCGTCGTCCGGGTCATCGTCGGTGAGCATCGAGGCCAGCGCCGCGGCCTGTGCGCGGAGGTCGTCGCGCGTGCTGTCGTCCTCCTCGACCGGGGTGGGCTCGGGGTCTGTCGGTGCTGTCGGCTCGGGTGCTCCGGGCGTCTCGGGGTCCACGCCAAAAGATGCCAGCTCGGGCGCGTCATCGAACCGCTCAAACGCATACGCATCGGCCGGAGCCATGCCGTGTGCGATGTGGAGGGCGACCCGCTCCAGCCGTTCCGTCCGGCCGTCCTCCATTTCCGGGAGCACATGGCGCACCCGCACCCCAGCAAAGCCCAGGCGCCGGGCAAGGTCGGTCAATGCGTCATCGAGGAGGGCGGCGAGCGGGGTGAGGGTGTCCGCGATGTACGACCGGCGCTCCATTTCCGCGGTCGCGTAGTTCGCGCTCTGGAGCCCGAGGAGGGTGGGCGGCACACCGGTAACGGCGACCACAACCGACCGCGCGTATTCTCGGGCCTCCACCCCGCCCATTTCGCCCACGGTCCAGTCCAGCGCCTCAAACTGCCCGGCGCCAGACATCACCGCTACTCCGCCGGTCTGCTCGGTGAGGATGCGGTCTATCTGCGTCTGCATGTCCCGCACCTGCGGACGGCCCCAAGTTTGTTTGGGGTCGCGCGGCACATACGCGGCATCCGGGCGGCCGCGGCTCGCCTTTCGTGCCATCTGCGCGGCCATTGCCACATCGGCGGCAAGGTCCCGGTCCATCGGCTGAACCTCGCCCGTGCCGTAGAGGCGTTGTGGGCCTCGACCGGCCGACGACATCCGTAGGTGTCCGACCATATCGGGCGGGTATCGTTTCTCCGTCCCCTGCTCGTCGTAGACATACGCCAGCGGCTCGCCATTCGCCCCCGGCGTGATGGTGACCCGCGCGGGCTCCATGAGCAGGAGAGCAGCCGGAGCCGTGCCCGGTGTGCCGACGCCGATGGGGAGGATGTAAGCATTTCCGCCGGGGAGGAGGTCGGTCACGAGCTGGGTGCGCCATTGGCGGTCGGTCTGTGCGCTATTCGGCCGGGCGAGGAGCTCCCCGAGCGGATGCCCCGGCACCTCCTCCCATCCGTCCGCGGTCTGCCGTTGCACCTGGAGCGGGAGAGCGGCAAGCGATGATGCGCGGATACCCACCGCGCGCCAATACCACGGATTCGCGACGAGAGCCGAGGCGGCGCGCGCCGGGTCGTAGGCCGTCGGCACATTTTCGGCCGCGGCAAAATCGGAGCCCGCGACGAACGCCTCCTCCTCGCGCGGCGGGTCGACTGTCACGACAGACAGCGCCCGCAGGATGCGGAGCGGGAGAGACTCGGGGCGGGTATTCGTGGCGCTCATGTGCTGCACCCTATCATGTGGCCTCACTCATGCGCGACTATTCCGGGATGGGTGGGTCGTCTATCAGCCCGAGGCGCCGGGCCTCCATCACGAGATACCGCAGCGCATCCCATGCGTGATCCGCGCCTAAGACCTCGGTCTCCCGGTGGATGGTGAGCTGCGAGCGACCCCCGGCGGCGTGGTCCTTCCACGCGAGCTCCTCCAGCTCTCGCCGTAGCGGTGCCGTGCTGGGGTCGTCGTGCACCACGAGGCCGGGCGAGCCGTCCCGCACCTGGAGGAGCCGGTCTACCGCGGCGTGGCCCTCTCGGCGGGCCTTGTTTGCTGCGATGGTCGGTAGCCCCATCTGCGCCCACCGGTCTCGGGCGTCGGCGTCTGCCGGGTCTGCCGCGCGGGCGTAGGGCTCGGGCGAGCTCCGGCCGGTGCCGTCGCATGTGGTGCACGCCTCGGCCGCGTGAAATCTGCGGTCCCACCATCTATCCGACGGCCAATCCTCTCGACCGGGCCAGCACACCGGGCAAGCCTCGGCCCGGTGCACATCGTAGATATGGGCGTCCGTGTTCACGCCGGCCACATACCGCGCCCGCAGGATGTGGAGCACCCCGCGCGGGTCGACCGCGCCCCACAGGTAGGCAAGCGGCGCCCGGAATCCGAAATCGAGCCCATCCACCCGCGGCCAACCCTCCATTTGCTCCGCGGTGAGCGCCGGCACCACATGCACCGCCGGGTCCCATGCCGGATGCACGAGCCCGTCAAGCTGCACAAACCGCGCGTGCTGTCGGACCTCGCGTTCCCGGTCGGTCATCGAGGAGAGCCACCGGGCCATCGCGTCGCCGTCTATCATCGGATTGTCGACCGGGTCCAGCCGGTACACCTCCACCTCCCCAGCGGCTCGGGGCGGGTCGCGGAATAGGATGTCCACGACGGCCGCGGATTTGCCGCGGGTCGGGGTGAATGTCCCGAGCCACCGGCCGCCCTGGTCGGCTACCGCGCGCACTTGCTCGCGTAGTACCTCGACATCGCCATGGTCCTCGTCGTTGTGCACGAGCGGGGAGGATGTGCCCTGCCACCTCTTGCTCGCATCCGCGCCGCTTGTGGTCTTGAATAGGACACTACCGGGGAGGCCGGTCCCGCTGCCGGGCATCCATGTGGAGGCCGTCTGTGCTGCAAACCGCGCCGACCATTCCCAATCGTCGGGCAAGAGGTCGTCATAAATGGGCCGGAGATAGTCCCGGCTGTCGTCGTTGGTGATGGACCCGGCGAGCACGAGCCCCGGCGCGGTCTGGAGGCGCCCGCGGTCAAGGCCGTTGCGCCGCAGGAACGCCACCACATCCGGATGCCCTGCCCCCATCGCAGTAAGCGTGCCGCAGATGGCCCCGGTCCAGCTCTTAGACGACCGGTTCCCGCCGAGGGCCACGAAATACAGCGCCCGCGACCGCAGGAACCGGCGCACGAGCTCCACCTGTGATGTCCGGTCCTCCTCGACCCCACACCGCGGGCATTGGTGCCGGTCCCCGACAAGGTGCCGCATGGGTACCCCGTGGTGTGGCTCGTCATCCCGCGGGCCCGTGCGGCCGCAGGGCTTCCCACCCGGATTCAGGAGCCGCCCGTCTGCCGCCCTCGGCCATGTGACATCGGAGCACACCCGGCACTCCGGCCGCCACAGCTCCACCCACCGGAGCGGGTGCCCCGCGTGCTGTCGGCGCTCCTCCAGCTCGTGCGCGACCACGGCCCGGCACGCGGTGAGCACGGCCGGCGAGACCTGGCACCCGTTCCGCGTCACATAGAGCGCCCATCGGAGGCGGTCGTAGTGGGTGCCGCCCACCGGTGCCGGTGGTGCATCTACGGCCACACGGCGCCCGCGTCGGTGAGCCCAGCGATGTAGCCCTCACGATAGGCGAGCCACGCCACCAGCGCCGCCGAGGCCAGCCACAGCACAACCGACGCCCACACCGCGCGCCATGCGACCGCGGCGAGCCGTTCCGGGTCGACCGTCACGAGCCACCCCCGGAAAGGAGCGCGGCGAGCTCCTCGGATGGGTCGACCTCCACCCGACCGGATGCCCGGACATCGGCGGACATCTCCACCCGTTCCGCTTTCGGGTGCCCGGTGCGGTCGAGGAGGGTTTGTGCTGCCGATAGCGCGATACGCTCATCCTCCGAGCGCATGAGCTCCCGGATGCGCTTTGCCGCGTCGGTTGCACCGGCCCGGAGCGTGTCACGCGCGGCGCGTTGGGTGTCCTCGATGAGCGACGACACAAGGGCCGAATAATGCGGCACATCGCGCCAACGATAGAGCGTCTTTCGCGAGACGCCCACCGCCTCCGCTATCTCACGCATGACCACGCCCTCGGCCTCCATGCGCGCGGCTCGGATTTGCCGTTCGTCCAATGTGTCGTTGTGCGTCATTGTCTCACCTCGCAATGATTGTATCGGCTCACCCGTCGCCTCGGTTGCGGCTGTCAAAAACCGAGGCCATCGCCGACCCGAGTATGCCGGTGAGCACGAGTAGCACCCGCTCCACCATCGCCAACCCATCCGGGTCGGTGATGCCGGTCGCCCATTGGGCCACGAGGAGCGCGCCGAGCATCACGACGAGGAGGATAGTACCGGGGACTCTCTG